GGGGGGAAATAAATATAGTAATTTAAGTAATGTTATGAGATAAACATCACTTAAATTAAAATGCTTATCTCTGGCCTTTTAAACTGTCGGACCAAAAAGACAGCTCCATATTAACCAGCATGGAGAGCTGGGAGGTCATACCTCTGGCCTTTTATTACTGCCGGACCATAAAGGCAGTGAGGGTTTTTATTCTTCACAAAACCACCAAAATGGAGACCTTTCGGTCATTCGCATTTAACTGATATACGAATCAGGAGAGTTTGTATTCTTCGACAAACTCTCAAAACGGAGGGGACCCTAACCTCATGCTGGAACTGGATCTGCGTAATAGTAAACCACCGGGGTAGACACGAAGAAGTGGAGAGAGTAATCCTCTCCAGTTGCTACGTACTTGCGCAAGGCGACGTAAGTATTTACGCGAGACGGAGTGACATGAGTGACATTGTGGTGGGGACCCCAAAGTGCTCCTGCGGATGAGGCGTTATTGCTCAACCGTCGTCCTGGAAGAAAGGCAAAACGGGTGTAGTAAGGTTTCTCTACTGCAATCGTTTGCTGGTTACCAGAGTAACGAATCTGCATTGCTGCATTATCGTGCTCGAGCGAATTAAAATAAATCGCGAGCGGGAGCTGGGCGATAGCTGTTGGTTGGAAATGCTCAATCGAATAAGCCAACGAGCTGACCGTAGTTTCACCTTGAATGCACACTGTTGCGTGTTTGGCTTCGTACGAGTCAACATGACTAGGGAGGTACCTGATTTTATACGACCCGCGACGAGCGACGAAAAGTGGCTCGAACCAATTTATGAAATTGTTGCGGGTGTAATTGTATAGGTAACCTGAACCAGAATCAATATGACCGGCCGGATCATGACCCCGAAAAGTGGGGCGATCCGCATCATGGAACCGAGTCGCAAGGGATGTAACCACTACTATTGTCGGGTTGATAGCTGTGTGAGTTTCCGAATACATGTAGCGCTTAGTGAGCGCTCGGATGTTCGTGACATTTTCACCACCCACGACTAAAGCGTGTGGATAGGCGGGTGTATCGAGAAACTGAACTTCAAGTGCTTCTTCCTCGCCGATTGGTTTGATGAAGTCGACCTCGGCTGCAGCGAAAAAGGACGCTAAAGCCGTGAATTTGTCTGTAGGCTCGACCAGTTGGAAGTCATCTCCGGCAGAAATGAAAATGTTCAAGTACACCGGCTCTGCTGCAGTTGTATTAGGTGTAACCAGGGGATTGAGGACGTAAACCGTGAGGACACCATTATCGGTAGTCACCCCACCAGTGGCGATTGTGTTTGAGACAACAGTTCCAGTGATGGTATTTTCCAACATCGGTCTAATCGCAGCGTAGGGAATATCAATGACGATTTCCCTTTCTCCTTCAAGATCAAGAATCTGAGTGTAAGCGGCATTGAAGAAATTACCGTTATCAGAGTAGCCTGACACCGGGTAAGGGTCCCAGACGACTCGCAAGCGGCCTTTATGCATGGCCGCTGCTACCACTTGAATCTTGTATCGGAGAGTACCTCGCCAAAAGGCAAAAGGGAGGCTGCAATAACTGACAATCGGATAATGGTATTCGGAGGAGTTGGTTACGGCAACAATGGGGCGAACAAGAACGTTCGCCAGGCAAGTATCGGCTGTGTCTGAGACATCATACTGGATGGTCGTAAGATACGACCATCGAGACATCAACGACTTGAGATCCATTTCGTCTTCTCGAGGGGACCAGTTGAGGATCCCGGGTGCTATACTAACAGCATTAGCCGAGTCGAGGGCTAGTTTTTCTGTTGTATCAGTCTTATCTGTGCACGATAACTGTCCTGTGTAATCCAAAGATACTAATTGCTCAGCAGTAGAAACACTGGGGCGAGAGAACCCAGCAAGTTTTGCTAGCTCATAAGCACACTTGGAGGCCGCCATCACTGGAGTAGTGAAGGGGGCAACACCAGGAAGGGAACTAAGAAGCTTCGATGTGGAGTACACAGAAGATGCTATCTTCATTCCAGGACCACTCTTTTTGTCAATGGCTACTTCCGAGTCCATGACGGCAGTATAAGCGGTAGGGACGCACAAATCGACATCTTCCATCCAAGCGTAGATCGTAACTAATACTGGATCGGTACCGCCATTAGCGTGTTGGAGATCGTTAAGAGAATTGATCCCGCATACACCAGGCGACACAGGGCCAGAAAGTTGTGGGGTCAGATCGAACCACTCGTAAGGGTAGAAGAAAGGGAGCACCATATCGGCATCGGTCGAAGTGGCTGCATCCAACTGAACATGGGGGCGTTGGAGAATTTCGACAAAATCGGCAGTTGCCGTTGTTCCTGTAAGGGTACGAGCCAGAGTGACTTGGTCCCAAGAGGAGTCGTAAATAGGGACGTATGACACAATAAGCGAGCCATAATAAAACGAATTAGAATTGATCAAAACTCGTAAATGTAGATTCCCTCTTATTCGAGCATAATTGTCGGTTTTTCTTCGCACGGCATTACTTCCAAGGAATAAAGTCCAAGGGTCAAAAGTCGCAGTTAAGGCCGTATTAATATCCCAGTCAAATGAGGCTATCCGCACCGGACGACGGAGAAAGTCGTGGATATCAGTCTTCAAGCTGTCATCAATCGAGACGGCCTGAGACAAAGAGCCGGATATATCTTTCGTATTTAAAGATCTATGTAAATTAAATGTTGTTATAAGTTGATTGGATTGTTTTGCAATAAAATTGTTCTACTGAGAAGGTTCTATTAATCCTTCAATAACCAGCTTATATCTAAAAAGATATGAAAATAATATAAAAAGCCGTTAAAACGATAAGCTGTATTTCGTTAATATGGTAACCAGTCTATATTAAGTAAGTCGCTATATGAAGCTTTACAATTGTCTACAATATAAGTATATTTTACGAGCTCTCCAGCTCGATGAGAGGGTTATAGGAAATGTCGAGGTTTCCCAAGTTGGAGTTTGGTTTGGTTGATCTTCAGCATCGAATGAAATCGTTCATAAGACCAATCATAATCGGTGAATAGTAAATTACCAATTTTCCCTAAACCAGGTAAATCTGTCTCTTCTACGCATTGGCGGATCTTCGCAGCTCGAAGCTCGAACTCCATCCTACCGTAATGCATATACTCTAGCAAACATGAGGTGACTGCACCCTCAGTTTGCGCTCCAAGATCAGAAGACATAGTCCAGGTGAGAGCCTTCAGCATACTATCCATAGCAAGTGGGGCATAAACATGACCATCGCGCAAGATGAAATTTCTTTTCAAAAACTCTACACGCTCAATGGGTTCATATTCATCGGTTATAGCGGTTTTGTCAGCCTTCGTGTAATCCATCATCTGTTCACCAAGATACACTTTAGCCGACGGCATTGTCAGAGCACACCGTTGTTTAATTGACACTATATGATCATCACCATACGTTGTCATTCGAACATTGGTAGAAAAATTGTCCAACGAACCTACCATCTTCTGATACATCACCCGGAAAAGAAGGCTGACGCCTATTCCGTTTATGAAGACAGTTAGATTATTACCGGACAAATTGCCAGAATTGAGAGAAAGGAGGGTTGAACCGTAAACAAGGTTAGGGAAAGCAAATTCTTGAGACAGGACTTGCATAACCCGTAAGTCTGTTTGGGAGTACCCGGAGGGAAATTGCGACGCGACCCAATTAAGGATGTCTACGCTTGCTGAAATATAAGCGTTACTCAGTGTCACATCGTAGTCTGCAAAATCTCCGGGGATAAAATTGTTCACGGTTCCATCGCGAGAAAGATAATTAAGTAAATCACCCCATTCCGTGCTGTGTGGATTGATTCCAACAGAACACTCAAAATCGAGGGGGAATTCAGTTATCATCTTTATCACAGGTAAGTAGTACATGCGGGCGAATATACCGAACAGGATATCGCTCATATACATGATACGACTTTTATTTTTGCTAAGTTTACGGGTTTCGTCTTTGATTGCAGCCTTGAAGATGAAATTCGGTCGAATGCCTTGTTCTAACATAGCTTGACACTTTAGGAATTCTGCTTCAAGTTCGGGGGCCATGGTACCAGTCGCAGGGTCTACCCAATCAGATTTCAAACCAGGGAAGCAGTAGCCTCCACTAGAATCAAACTTCATAGGTTCAATGTTAGCTATTGGTTGTCCGTCTATTTTGGCTAATATAGCCTCCGTAGCCGTCAACTTACGCACATTGGAGCAGTTTTTGACGCAAGGCAGAATAGAAGCTTTGTAGTGTTGAATTGCAAGACGGAGAGGTTCCATCTCAACAGCGGGTCTTGGGCGTGTGAGCTTAACAAGTCCGTCCTTCCAGACCTCTGTTTCTCGTTTCACTGTTTTTGAACCCCCGTCAGGGGTGTCAACAAGCATACGATAAACGTAGGTCGGACCGAACTTTTCTTCCTCACCGAAAGCCGACAGGATGGAATCGTGTAAGAGTGTGTGACGAGCTCGGGTTGCATGGAGCCGAGAGGGTCTTCCGGTATCACCCAATGTGATAGCCGTATTTTCACCGGCTATAGATTCATACAGTACCTCATTGGTCTGAACCACTTTGGCTCCTGCACGTTCTTGGGGCAACTCCGAACCGACCACAATGGGTTGAAGTCTGAATTGAGGGAGTATTTGAAACACTCCGTGTGAGGGATCTCTAATTTCCGCCGCTGCAAGCATACCGACTACAACTGATCGATCTATGTCAATGATAAGAGAACCACAGTGACCACGATCTATCAGAGTGTTAGTCGAGAACGGAACACCGGAAAAAGAAGCGATAACATTGCCAGCTCTATCTGTAGATTTTACCATCCGAGATTGCCCGGTAAGAGTGACCGGGTGCATGGAAAAAGCTGGAAAGGCATCATGACCTCGCTCACACAAGAGTAATTGAAGCGATCGAGAGGATGAAGTACCGCAGAAACCTGTTAAATCTCTTGCAGCTGTGACATTCAAGCGAAATAGAACAATGTCGCCAATTTCTTGGACGATAGTAATATTTCCACCAGTGTGGTTAGTTGAAAATGGGATTGCTCCAGAGCTAACTCCGGAGCAACGTATCTTTGTTCGATCGCTAGTAATGTTACACCCAGGTGAGTGAAACAAGTGACGAACTGTGATAAAATAGTCGGAAACGATGTTGAAAGCCTGAGCTGAGACAACAGCCTGACCTTGAGGGTGAGGAAATTCTATACGAAGGCGCCGTAAAGCGCATTTGACAAGGGGCCAAACGTTACCTGGTACAGACGTAAGGGCGGCTTCGCTGATCTTTTTGGAGAGTGCAGCGGGTATTTCGGGTGGGGGTTTTGTGTGTCCAAGAACATCGTAGGTATTCCCTTCAGAGCGCGGGGCATACCGTTTCTTCTTGGTGAGAGCACGTTGAGCGACATAAACAGTCAGACCGCTGATGGATAAACCGACAATGAGTAAAATAAGCTTGCGCTTAGTGCAAAAGCGACGGCGAATACACCAAAGGCGCAACCGATTTAAGAAGCTCAACTCGAACCGGCGCAACAAAGAGGCTCGCCAGGTGGTGTCGCGGGATACGTGGGTACGCAGAGCTACTACCATATCATATATAATCTCATCTACACCAAAAGCCATATCAAAGAAGACTAGACAGATGATGCAAGGTAAAACGTATATATAACCACTGGTTATGGCTACACAGAAAAGAAAGGCTAAGTAAGTTACCAACCTTAAGAATTGTGCAATCACTTCCGAGCAATAGTAGAGAACAAAAGAAACAATGGGCCAGAAATTAGGATATCTCTTCAAAAACGAAAAACAGCTCACTCCTTCAAAGTTGTCGATATAACTAGAGGCTTCATCTACGAATTCAGACTGCAGCTCAGGTTCTATCATAACTAAGTCGGGAGAAGCTAGAGATCGTTCAAGATCATCAGGAGAGAAATTCTCTCGAAGAATAAATCCAGAGGTTGTTTCGGGTGAGCCGGAAGTGGGTTCGGGTGGAAGGGGGGCGAGGGGTGATCCAAAGAAACCAATATCAAGGGGGGGGAAAGAGGTGTCGATAGGTGGTTCGGGTTCTCCAGGGCGCAGACAACGGCACAGGGTTCCAAGGAGAGAACAGTGCGGGCAAACAGAGACGTTCTTTCCAGACAAATCGCGAATCACGCTAGCTTGATGGGCACGATGGGTTTTGACGCTGTGAGCTAAATACTGAAGAAACTTTGAAAAACTTACGTTTTCCATTCGTTCGTCAGCAAAGGTCACAACGTCGTATCCCCAAGTGTCCCCAGTAGGCTGGCGCAATACTTTGATCTTCTCTATTGTAACGCTCCAGATATCTGCTATTGCACTGGGATTACCAGTTTCTAATTGAATACGCGCGGCTTCTTGCTGAGCTTTGACAGGGTCAATAGCACCTAAATCGTTCAAAAATTCTTGTTTGACATTGAGGGTAACAAACAAGTTAAAGCGACGGAGTATCGCTTCGGGATTATGAGACGTTAAAGGTGCGTTCAGATCCTTCCGGTTGGTGGTAGCGATGACGACATTGCAATTATAAAAGATATGCCCTTTATCTCCGGCTTGGGCCTGGAGAGATGGAGTGTAAACATTATTGAGAATGTTTAAAACACGGTTTGTCTCAGGGGTATCCTGGAAAGCTGCTTTTGTATTACAAATATCGTCCAAAATAAGAAAGGGTTGATCATTCAAACCAGAATCAAATTTGTCGGCGGGGTTGATGAAGCACATTCGAACTTGATCGCTCTTCAAACCGTATAATGGGGCTAATTGATGGCAAATCATGTCTACAGAGACTGATTTACCAACACCGGTCCCACCATATAGAAGCAAACCATAAGGAGCTTCCCTCATCTTACCAGCCAACAACAAAGCTGACATATCTAGGTGAGTTTTACGGTATTTAGAGATCTCTTTGCCATCGGCCTTTGTCCTTTCAAGAAAGAGGCAATACGTTTCGAGCGAAGAGATGTACGATGCTGTTCCTTGAAAAGGGGAATCAGGGAGGGTAAGTTGGGTGATATGGCTAATTGAATCGAGTTGAATTTTGAGAAGATTCATCGCAATGCGTTCATCCCAATCCATCAGAACGCGAGAAAAATAACTCGGTTTATCAGAGAACAAGGAATCGACTGACTCTCTAACTATCTTCATCACAGATAGTAAGAGTTCACACACGTCAACATCAAAAGTCAATCTTTTAACGTGGTCAACGACAATGCGCATTTGTGTAGGGTTGAGGACGCAAGAGCTGACTTG